GGAGAAGACGCAGAAATAATCTGCGCCTCACTGGGCAAAACGACCCGATGGCTGTACAAGTGGGTAACACGGCACACCCCGGATGATCCAACGTGGTTTGAAGATCGGTCCCGACGGCCGCTTTCCAGCCCCTACCGCACCCCTGCAGAGATCGAAAAGATCGTGGAGATGGTTCGATTGAACCTGTACAACAAGGGACATTTCTGCGGCAATCAAGTCATCCAATGGGAGCTGATGGACATGGAAATCCAACCACTTCCCTCCCTCAGCACCATTGGCCGTATCTTGCGCCGCCGCGAATTGACCCATCGGCGGACCGGAAGATATACCCCAAAGGGCAAGAAATATCCCGCGCTTCCGGCGCTTTTGCCCAATCAGACCCATCAGGCTGATCTGGTCGGCCCCTGTTACCTTACCGGCCCAGTCCGGTTCTACAGTCTGCATGTCGTCGATACTGCGATCAATCGCTGCGGAATAGAGCCAATCCCCTCCAAAGCAGCCCAAAGCGTTTTGGACGCTGTTTATGCGCTCTGGAAGCGTATGGGAATCCCGGAGAATCTTCAGGTGGACAATGAGCTGGCCTTTTATGGAAGTCCAACCCATCCACGAGGCATGGGACCGCTTATTCGTCTTTGCCTGCATTATGGCGTCAAACTCTGGTTCATTCCACCTTCCGAGCCGTGGCGAAACGGAGTCGTTGAGAAATTCAACGACCATTACAAGCAGAGGTTTCTCGGCAAAGTCGCCATGTCATCCATGTCGCAGCTTCAGCAAGAATCGCTGGCCTTCGAGGACCGGCACAACAGCACCTATCGCTACAGCAAGCTTAAAGGGAACACTCCTCTCAAGGCGTTGGCTGGAATGGAGAAGAAATTGGTCTTCCCGAGCAAGAGCCATGCCCCAAGACACCCCTTGGATAAACCGGAGGAAGGTTGCTATCATCTCGTAAGATTCATCCGAAGCGATTGTCGCCTGAACATCTTCGGCGAAATGTTCTCGGCTCCACCTGAGACCCAATACGAATACGTTGTGGCTACTGTCGATGTCAAAGAACAAAAGCTAAAGCTTTTCCTGGATACGATCCAGGTCGAAGAATATAAGTATCAAATGCGATAACGATGATACAGGTCACGACATCACACTACCAAACAGTTTCAGAGTTACTGAACGATGTCGTGACCATTATTTCTATGAACGATGTCCTGAACGTTGTCATTTAGCCATTAGAGAGATCCCGGTTCTTATCTTCAGTTCCGAAATGAAACCCAAGATTATCCTTCGGAAGATGATTTCAATGAAGAGCGAAAAACCCCTTGACCAACTTACAAAAGCGGAGCTTGAAAAGGTCCTTCAATGGATTTCAACCTTACCTATTTATTTTGTCGATGTTTACGGCGAATTGGGATTGAGGGAATTGAAGGATTCTATTTACTACGCAAAGCGGCGTTATGGCATTGGGCTTGTCGTGATCGACCATCTCCATTTCTTTCTCAAGTATTCAGCCGATCTTGAGCGCCAGGCTATTGATCAGGGCCTGAAAGATATTAAAGCCTGGGCGATGGATTTGGGGATCCACGTTCTTTTAGTAGTGCACCCTACCAAACTAACCTATGACAATAAGGTGGTTCGTCTTAACGATTTAAAGGGGTCCTCTGGGCTAAAACAGATTCCCGATAACGTTATTTCGATCTGGAGACCAAGGGGAGAGGATAATTTAAAAAGCCCTACAAGCGAAATCGTTCTCGATATTCTGAAAGTCCGAGATGACGATGGAGAAGAAGGTAAAGTCATTTTGACCTTCGATAAACGCTCACAGAGTTACAGCAATTCGGGACCCGGTTTTGCGAGACCGGCTGAGGGGGAGAGGTCCCCTGCTTCTTCCCCAAGTTCCCGATCCCATCAGGGGAGGGATTGGCAAAGTGGATACGATTCATGATGAAGGATGGGTCAAACTTCATCGAAAAAGTATTAACTCACAGGCATTTCAAAGCGAAGGATTATGGAAGGTCTGGACATGGTGTCTCCTGAAAGCGAATCACGAGGACCGATGGGTTCCGGTAAAGACAGGGAAAGGAACGACGGAGGTTTTTGTAAGAAGGGGACAATTCATTTTTGGAAGGAAGACGGCTTCGAAAGCACTCAAGATGGATGAGAGCACGGTTTATAAGAGAATGAGGAAATTAGAAAACATAGGAAATTGTAACACCCAAAGTAACACCCATTATTCAATTGTAACTATCTTAAATTACGACGTTTATCAAGGCTCTGGAAAAGACGAAGTAACAGGTAAAGTAACACCCAAGGAACACCCAAGTAACACAAACAAGAATGATAAGAATGAAAAGAATTTTATTGGTCGGTCACAAAAAGAGACCGACCCCGGGGTAAAAGAGTTTTTAAACTACTGGGGAGAGACCTTCCAGAAAGAAACTGGACAGCCTTATGTCTTCAACTTTGGAAAGGAAGGCAAACTGATTAAAGACCTCCTCCAGGTGCATTCACTCGAAGCCCTTCAGGAGATGACAAGAGCTTTCTTCAAAGATGAGCAATGCAAGAGAAGAGGACTGACCGTTGGGATTTTCTTCCAGGAGATCAACAGACTCTTCGGTCTGAAGGCGATGAGTCCTTTGGAGCAAGCCAAGAGGGAAATAAGGGGTTAAACCGACGGAACAATGGAAACTTTAAGAAGGAAATTATCGAAAGAGATGGATAACAAGGAAAGAATAGCGTCTCTTGGTATTTCTAAAGGCTTACGATAAAACGGTTACAGTATGGTTACACCTGATTTAAAGGCTAATAAAAATCATGGAGTTAGGAAGGGAGAGGAGATTAGTAAACGCCTCTTTACCCTTAAAGAAGCGGCCCTTTATCTTGGGCGTGGCCTTCATGGGGTAAGAGATATGGTCTGGAAGGGTGAGGTCCCGGTGGTTAGGAATGGTCGGAAGATGTTTCTCGACATCCGGGATCTTGATACCTTCATCGAGAGAAATAAAACAACCTATGTTTGAGGGAACAGGGACAAACGGTCTGAATGAAGTTTCGATATCCGGGGTTAACCGTAGCCTGGAAGATTGGGAAATTGGTGCCAGGAGAAGGACATGGATTCACTTAAACCGAGGCCAACACCCGGAGTTGAAGAGTTATCCAGTTGATACGATCGTGGGCGCCATTGACTCAGTCCATGTTTTTCTCAGTGATGATGTACCTCTGGGTCGTGTGAGGTCCCGGATTGCTGGTCAGGTCCGAGAGGAGCCACTTGATGAGAATGTGGAGGTCGAGGTTATCGACTACGCCTCAAAGGAGAGGAGGTGATCGCTCTGGTAGAAAAAGCATCGAGGCCATACCCGCCTTCGATGGGGGGGCGGGGTGTATTATCCCCTCTGCTCAAAAACATATTGGAAATTTTTTTCATTTTTTTGAAACTGATTTTATGAATTGGGTTCTATCTCACTGTGGGAGGTGCGCAGATATCTATCAGGAGAAGACGACAACAGACGACAGTAACGCCATTTAGCGCCATAGCAGAGGTTATTTTCGAGGAATGGTAAACATAAGGGGTAAAATAAGCCTCCCTTGAAATCATTTTTTTGATGATAGGTTCAGCCGTAACTAACCTTTTCCCTCCGGGGTCAGAGATGGCCCTGGGGGCTTTCTCAAACGAAAGGAGGTCTATTATGCTTAGAAGTGACAGAAACGTGATCGAAGACTACATGAGGGGTGCCAATGGGAGGGCTACCTTACCGGAGATGAAGCGAGGGAAGTTTTTTATGGATTCCGCCGATCTTGCTGCCAGTGAGGTGGACGGGGCTTTGGTCGGAGGTTTTTTGGGGATCCCGATCTTTCGTAAGGCTTCCCTGGTCAATGGGATTTTTGAATACTACGACGATGCTGGAAATTTACTTTTAACAAACGCTTAACCTTTTTCCCTGCCATCGTAGGAATGGTCAGGGCTTAACTAAATTGAAAGGAGAAAATTATGGTAATTCCGCGAGACGCTTTTGACAGTAAGGAGGAGATGGAGGCTTATTTAGCTGGCAGACCATTTCCAAAGAAGGTGGAGCCGTTCCGGCCGGAGCCGACTCCGCCAGCCGTTTCAAACCAAATTAAGTCTGAAGATATTCCAGATGAAGCAATTTCGGATATCGAAGCTCGCATGAAGAATCACAGAAATGCAACCGGAGTCATTTTCACTGGTCGTGATGTGAGGGTGCAATTTGAAGGTGGTAAGTCGTTCGAGGGGTGGCTTTCCGAGGGAGACTTTGAGAAGCTCAAGGAGCGAATTCCACCGGATCGCATCGACTTGCTAAAAAAAATTAGTTTAATTTAAGGGAGGTGTGAGATGGGTGAAGGAAATGAAACCGCAAGTGGTGGCGGTGGTTCACAAGGCGGCGGTGGCTGGGCTGAAGGTGGTCCAGTAGAAAGTATGACAACGGATGCGGCAAAGGCCGAGATTAAAAGCCTTGAATCTGATTCACGTTTTGCTGGTGATGGGGAAGAAATGCCTTACTGGGATCGACAGCGAATGTTGAGAAGACGTGACGCCCTTTATAGGCAAGCTGGCCCTTCTGATCTTGAAAGGGAGAAATCAAAAAATAAACCATTGTATGATGTCCTAAAAAAACAGGGCATTACAAAAGAAAGTCTTCAACGTGATCAAGAGAAATTCCAGGATAGGTCCGATCAGTCGGAGGAAGAAAAAACGTTGTCCGCTTTAACCACCTACTTTGGAGGTGAAAAAGAAAGGGATGCTGCGATAAAAGCCGCTCAAGGAGTGGTCAAAAAGTATGCAACGGATAAAGACCTCGCATTCCTTGATTCAAGCGGTTTAGGTAATTCTCCTGAGTTGATTCAGAAGTTGGTCGAGATCGATGAGATATTAAAGCGAGGAGGGAAAAAGAAAAGATGAAGACACAAAAAGATTTGAAGAAGGAAATTTTAGAGCAAGAAATCCAGGAAGTTCCGGTTGATCCTTTGATCGAGATCAGGGAGAGGGTGGATAAAACTTTAAAAGAGAAAATTGAGGTTTTGGTTAAGAGTTTTCAAGATGAGCGTGAGAAAGGCTTGGCAGAACTTGCAGCCCTCAACCAGAGTTTGGAGGATTTGAGGGAAAAGCAAAAACCCTTATTGACTGAGAGGGCGGCGCTGGTATCCGGAATTATGGGGTTGGGCAGCAAAGGCGTTTTCAATATCGATCAAAAATTGGGATGGCTTGAAAAACAGATCAGCTCCTGCCAGGCTCAGATCGGGGAACTGTTTTCGAGACTGGTGGAAATCCCTAAATTTGATTTTTCATTTTTAAATTTCTTATATTGCCGCAGTCGTGAGCGTAGCTGTGAATAAAGTTTTTGATTTAGCCTATCCAGGCCTTTTCGGCGGCTGGGTGAATTAGAGGAATCATGGCCAGACAGAGGAAAATTAATCTTCAGGAGTTGAAGGTTTTGTCCAACAAAGGAATGTCCGGGGTTGAGATTGCAGAAACACTCGGTGTGAGTAAGGGCGCCGTTTCAAAGAACCTCAAATCTCTTACGAAGGCAATCTCTCAGGATATAGTTTTGAGACAGGCGCAAAGGATAAATGATAAGCAGCTAAGCGCCATGAGCCGTTTGGAAAAGATGGCCGGGGATATAGATCATGAACTTGAAGCGATCAATAAAGAGCTTGAGGAAAGTCCGAAAGGTGGGAAGACTGAACTTAGGGAGTTGAAGATAAAATTTAATGCAGAGGGCCGAAAGCAGATCAACTCGCATCTTGATCTTGCAAAGGCCCTCTATGACATTACAGAGGTCAGAAAGTTTCAGGAGACGGTCATTGAAGTTATCGGGGAGGTGAATGTTGAAGCGAGAGACGAAATCTTACGAAGACTCAAAGAGCGGCGAGCTCTTGGATCAGTTTTTAGAAGAAGCGAGTCTGGTATTTAATCAGAACTTAAATAAATTCCTTCCCATAGAGGAATGGGTTCAGGGCCTTGACCTGGGAGGCCGCAAGTTTACCTTTGAAGGTCATGAATACGAAATTGATATGCTGAAAGAAAACGCACCGCGCCAGTGTTATAAAAAGGGCGCTCAAATGGGGATCACAGAGATCAACGTTCTAAAGACTCTCCATGGCCTTCTCTTTGGACGCTATCCCCAGGGCGTTCTTTACCTATTCCCCACTGTTAACGATGTGACAGATTTTTCTCGTGGCCGGTTTGGCCCTCTTGTGGGTGATAACGAGGAGATTAGCAAACAGGTTCAGACGACTGATGCTGTTGGAGTGAAGAGAATTAGAAAGTCTATGCTCTATCTCCGTGGCGCACGAGTGACCGCAAAAATTGAAGGCATTAAACGGACTTCCTCCCAGTTGAAAGGCGTCCCTGTGGATAGATTGGTTTGTGACGAAGTGGACGAAATGGAGAGCGGAATGGTGGAGCTTGCCGTTGAACGGTTAGGACACTCCCTGGTTAAAGAAGAAGCCTATCTCTCCACGCCTTCAATCCCGGACTTTGGGATAGATAAGCTTTATAACGAATCCGATCAAAGAGTAAGGATGATCAAATGCTCTCATTGCGGAGGCGAGACTTGCCTTGAATTGGAATTTCCTAACTGCCTTTTAGAACTCCCGGACGGGAAGGTGATTAGGGCCTGTAAGACCTGTAAGAAAGAAATCTATCCTAAAGATGGCAAATGGGTTGCTCAGCATCCCGGACGTGAGCTTGTGGGATGGTGGATCAGTCAACTCAATTCAACCTATGTTGACCCTGGGAAGATTCTGAGAGCTTTTAATGATTCAAATAAGCGGAGCCTTCAAGAGTTCTACAACTCCAAGTTAGGAATGGCCTGGATTTCAGCAGAAAACAGATTGACGGTTCAGGATGTTTACGCTAATTGTGGCAAAAGTCCCATGTTGACACGGGCAAGCGGGCCCTGCTGCATGGGGGTTGATGTTGGCGCCCTTCTTCATGTGGTGGTGGGATATAAGCCCCGTGAAGAAGTTCTTCAGGTCTGTTACCTTGCTCAAGTATCATCCTTCAATGACCTTCATGATATTGCATCCCGCTTCAATGTGAGATGTGCGGTCATTGATGCAGAACCCGAAACTCGCAAGGCGAGAGAATGGCAGGCCTCAGAAGAGTTTCCAGTTTTCCTTTGCGACTACCAATCGACGATAACAGAAGGCAGACGTTTTGATGAGGAGAAGAAGACCTTAAAGGTTAATCGGACGGAATCGCTTGACGGGGTTCATCACATGATCGCTAACTCAGGGTTGATCATTTTTCCCAGGCGGTGCGAAGAAGTTGAAGAGTTTGGAAGACAACTTGTAAATATCGCTAAGGTGCTTGAAGAGGATCAGGAGACTGGCAGCCGAGAATATAAATACCGGAAGCTTGGCCCCGATCATTACGCTCATTCTCTCAACTACTGTATCCTTGCCTCTTCTAAAATCTCTACCATGAGTGATCCTTGGGGGAGGGAAAAGCCAAGACAGGAAAAGGCTATATGTGATTTTAACGTTTACACCTACAATGAGGACAAAAAGGGTGAAACAGATTGGAGTCCATTCGAGTGAGTCCAAACTGGAATGATCGATGTCTTAATTCGATAAGAAAAGTGGAGATTGCCAAACGATATAATATCAGATTTGGCCAAACAGAAATTTATTGTGCGAGGTGCGGGAGACCTTGCTGGCCAGGGCGACATACTTGTAGTGATCTAAGGTTAAAGTTGCTTCAAGAAAAAAAGAGAGAAAATAAAGCAGCCATTAAAGCAGAAATACAGTTCAATTATCAAAATGCTTTAACCTTGATTAAAAAATTAGGAAGAACCAAAATAGCAACCTTACTTGAAATTGATGTAAAGACCGTAAGTAATTGGATTAACAGAAGGAAAATACCATTTGAATATTTTGAACGGATTTTAACTCTATAAAAATGCGATAAGTGGGTAGGACGTATGATTTTTGAGGTATTTTGCCCCTTGAAATCATTGAGGAATTTGGGGGTTTCTGAGCCGTCACGGACAGAGGAAGGTTTGAA